CATCCTCCACGCTGGGTAATCGTGTGGCATCGCCTGGGCTAGAGCAAAAGCTAATGACGCTTCCGGGACCTTTCCATTCGCCTCGCTCCTCTTCGCCTCCAAGTACGCCATGATTGACCGGGTCGCCTGTTCCCGGCCGTTGTATGGTGTGTTGTTCAGTTGTTCCATCGGTATGGTCAATTAATATTGTAATGCAACTGATTTGGGGGGCTTGTTTGTTGGGGTTTGGGTGAATGCTGTTTGAGATGATGTTGATCCTCTTGGGATTTACTGTTGTACACACTTTCTGAGTGTTTCGCGATCATCAGTACTTTCTACCCGCAGCTCGTAGCTGCGCCGTTGCCATTCGGCAACGGCGAGGTCGGGGCCGAGCCCCGCCTCAAAGGTCTGCAACATCCACTGCCATGATCTGATCCAGCACGGGGTGCTGGACGACACACGGCAGGGCTGGGGCGCGGAGGAGGGCCTCTTCCGCACTCTCAATTTGCTGGGCGCTCACCCCATACACGCGTTGCATCATCGCGTAGGTCTCGCCGATGATCACGCATTGCTTGCGATCCTCCGGGAGTCGGTACTTCCAGAGGTCTGTCGGTATTTTCATCGACACCCCTTCCGTGCGTCGCATGACCGCGAGGGCGAGGGCGCGTAGTATTGGGACGTGGCCGTCTCCAATTAACGTGGCCCAGGCGACTCCCTTGATCCACGCGGCTCCGTCGATGGTCGGCTGCAGTTGCCATCCCATCTTGTACATGCACCGGCCAAGTTGTTTTCCCCATCGCAACTGCTTGCGCCAGTGCGTGCCGTCGTGCACTGCGACCGGGTAGGGACGCATTCCGAGGAAGACCATCTCTTCGGGGCGTGTCGCGAAACTCATTTTGCATGAGAAACCGCCACGCTCGGCCATTCGCTCGGCGCGATCTGCGTGGGCGCGCCAATGTGCTGGAACCCCTCCGGCCAGGTCGTCTCCCACTATGCCGATGTTCATTTCTTGTGCGTAGGCGCGGCACCGGTCGATATTGGGCGCGAGCAGGGTGAATTCGCGGCCATCAGCGGCGTGGGCAGCGTCCAACCAGCCCAAGAAGCTGAGCCACGCGTTGATGATGGCGTTGTTGACGGCGGTATCGTCACGCCCGCTCGCATTT